CTTTACAATGACTAATCATGATGAAATGGAGCCTGGATGCGCCCGCCATGCCGATCGCGTTAAGGCCCTATCACAAATAAAAGAGGCCGGCTTTAAAACATGGGTTTCACTAGAGCCGATGTTTAGCGTAAAGGACTGCCTGCGTGTTGTTGATGACACTATAAGGTTTACGGATCATTACAAGATCGGCACCCTCTCCGGAGAGAAGTGGCCGGCTCAGGGCCTTCAAAATTTGATTTTTGATGTTTCCGCCATTGCCAACCACAACCTTAACGCCTCCTTCTACTGGAAGGATAGCATAATAAGGCAGGCTAATATTACCCGCGATGAGCTGCCACTGGAGTGCGTTGGCAGGGATTACAATATGTTTCAAACTAATAAACAGGAGGAATAATAGATGAGTAATTTACCAAAGAATGTACCTCATTTAACTGAGGAGAAAATAAGAGAAAACCGGGAGAAATACCTTAAAAGACACTTATGCGAAAGCTGTCAACTTGAATTCCCTACTTGCCCTTCACGTAAGATAGAGTTTGGAACTGGTGTAGGTAATGATAACGTAATTGAATGCGATGCCTTTCAGGCAAACCAAGGCAATAAGGTTAGGGGCAAAATGAGAATCTTTGAAAAGCTTGATAAAATGAACCTTCAGGACGAAACAAACGGTACTAGGACTGTGGCCGTATCAAATGCCCTGGTTAAAATGGAAAAGGTTAAGGCCGGCTCCCACATAACGATAGGGTGCGATTATCAATCCATGCTTGATTTATTGGATAATAAGGCAAGGGTATTTTTATGTATAGTCAATTATGATGAGTATAAAAAGCTTGACGATAAATGACCGAACTTGCAACCAGCACAAAGGCCCGCGCCATGCGCATACTTAACCCGGTTGAGTTAAAGCTTTCCAGGCAGCAATTTGAAAGCCTGGTTGGCATACTTCAGTACTTTATGGGTAACTGTTCAATCGACCTCCTGGAGGACAGGGCAACCGCCTTCAGGGTGGTCAAATTCTATGAGTCAAAAATGAGATCCAAAATATTTGGCACCACCCCTAAGCTTAAAATGAAGCTGAATATTTCGGAATGTGAGGCCCTGAGGGCGGCACTGGAGACTTCCCCACAGGGCGGCTTTTATGAGGAGAATTTAACGCGTTATTTATTGTCTGAGATCGATAAACAAACCGTGTAACCACCAAACCTGACAACCAATGGCCGACATCAATGACATCAAATTTCAACGGATAGTGTTTTTCTACGACGAGCTCTCAAGGCATAACATCGACTTTGATGTTGCCGTTAAGTTCATGGAGTATGTGTTTAACGTTTCGCCGGCATGGATTACCAAAATTATTAAGGGTTACGTGCCATTTGAGCCATCTAGGCTTGAGCATTCCGATATTGACTGCCAAACCATTGACGCCTTTGTCAGGAAGCTGTATAAAAAGGCCCGAACCGAGCGGCTACAGAGCTTAAGCATGCCATTGCCTGAAGCTCATGATGAGATCCCCGCGCCGGAGCCTAAAAATCAGTTGAAGATCTTTGAGAATAATTAATAAATTTACACCAATCAATCACCAGGTAAAATGAAAAAGATAGTAACATTCATTATCGCGCTTATTATTACCATTTGGGTAATGGGTAAGATGAACTCATGTGGATCCGGCTCGAGCTACACCCCTGATCCCGAGATTGAGGCTTTCACATACAGTAAAAGCTTCGTTGAAAAGATACTTAAGGCACCATCAACAGCCGACTTTTGTAGTTATTCAGACGCCACCATTTACCCTTCAGGCACCGGCTACACAGTTACCGGCTGGGTTGACGCCGAGAATTCATTTGGAGCCATGCTTAGGGCCGAGTTCTCCGTGGAGCTTCATAAATCAGGTGATAACTGGTTATGTGACGGCCTTATTTTTGACGGTAAAGAGTATTATTAACTAATTGGCACCTATAAAATGAAAGCGGCAGAATTGAGAATTAATAATTACGTATCAGCAACTAATGATGGGGCCAAATTTCCGTACGTTATTACAGCGCAGGAGCTAGTGTATTTTGAGGCTGATGAAAAGCGGTTTAAGCCCATCCCGATAACTTATGAGTGGTTAATAAATCTCGGGTTTAAGAAGGTACCTAATGGGCTAGAAATAGATTGTGGCAATGGTATTAGAATAAGCTCATTATTCACGGGTAAGCCTATGACTTTGGACGTGTACGGGAATAGGTCGCCACTTTACGATATTACCTATATTCACCAGATACAGAACTTATATTTTGCTTTGGCGGGTAAAGAAATTATTTAACGGGTAAAGCCATTTGAGTGTAAGTAAACGCCACTGACGGAAAAGCCACCTTGACCGGGTGGCTTTTTCTTTTATAGGTTCTGAACAACTTCCGGGATTATTTCGAGCTTATCACCGGCCACGCTTATCTTTCCCCTGACGGCCGAAGTGTCTTTAAATACCGTTTTAAAAGTCAATTTATGGCTAATTAAAAAGTCGTGATCCTGGTCAAATGACATGCCCACACGCGTGAAGCTTGAGAACCCGGTACCGGAAAAACCCGTCAGCCAGTAGTTGACTATGTCAACGAGCTCCAGGTGCTTAACGTCGGCCTCATTTAATGACCTCGAGCCAACATAGATTTCGATTAATAGGGTCGCCTGTTGCACCTTATTCCCCAGTTGCATCCACTCCGGATCGGAGATGCCAACATAGGCATGAGGGTACTTAATCAGCTTTTGCTCGTCCTCATACGTATACTGATTGTTCCACATTTCAACCTGGCTGAATACCGGGGTTGTACCATCGTCCTTGGTTATTTCTTTTAACCGGTTCTTAATTGCTGTAAATAGGTCGTTCATGGCTCTTAATTATTAAATATTTGATCAACTGCCCTGGTAACTACTACGTCCATTTTCTTAAACATTACTTCACTATCGCCCATAAACTGGCGGCGTGGGAGATTCATTTGCCTGCTGTGAGCCCGCACCTTGCGGCTCCCTGATTGGTATGTCATTGTCCGGGACCTGGTCTTACCGGTCTCGAGGTTTGTGGAGACGGCCTTATATTTGCTATAAACGCCACGCTCATGGGCCTTCACCTTAACCCGGCCTTTAAAGCCCTCGTTATGTGCGGCCGCATAGGGCGCCTGTGCGTTGACCACCGCCATGTTGCCGCTTACCTTTGCCAGGATAATACTATTACGGAGGCGGCCACGGTCAATAAGGATGGCCCTGCCGGTATTTCGTTTGGCGCTCTTTTTACGTGCCGGCCATTTCTCGGTACGCTTATCAAGCCACCCCTGACGTTTAAATGAGTCTTTAAAGAAGTTAACGGCGACGCCACCCAAGGCCCTTGGCAAACGTGCGGATACGCGCCTGTAATTAGCCGCTACCGTCTTGAAGTCATAGGGTTTGCCGTTACTCGTAAAGGTTCTCATTTTTTAGGCTTGATATCGTCGGCCTTATTTAATACGTCTTCAGGCACACCGTCCCAGTAAGGGTGGTCTTCAGGGAAGATCATACCCTTTTTTGCCATGTTGGTTTGGAACATTTTATCGACCTTGGCAAACGGGATCTTCTCTTTTGGTGTTTCCTTACCGGCAACCTGAACAGTCGTACAACGGCAGTTCCAGCCGTTTGGCGGGTAGTGTGTATTCCAAAAATCGTCATCAATAGGCCGCTTCACTCCTTCAAGTGCGGCGTGGCTGTCGCGCACCCTTTTATCACCTGCAGTGCGATATTGAAGTAATGGCATATCCTCCTTGCCATCCTGGTAAGAAACCCACTGTGCGGCTGTCTGAGCGCTGCTGATGGCCGCGTTGTATTCCGTCTCAAGCCATGCCTTATTGTATAGGGTATGGAGCTTTATTACTTCCTTTTTGAACTCGTTGAAAGTCCTTAGCCGGTCGCCGTCCTTTAACAGTAGTGTGGCCTCCTTAAGCTCATGGTAATTTTTGGCTACCGAGAACTGGTAAACGTTTTTCTCGAGGTTCTCGAGCATAGTCGCCTCCGGAG